AAGTTCTAAACTGTACTCTGCCTTTAGTGCTCTGGACTTCGCTGTAACGGTGACTTTCTCGATTGAGAATGCCATCTCGTTAAACTGGTTACCAGATGCATCACCAAGTGCTTCAGAATCACCAGTTGCCATACCCTGACCAACTGCGTAGTCGTCTTGAGTAGCGTTAGATGATGGGTTTAGAAGTGCAGGGTTGTCGCCATGCTTTGCACCAGGTGCGGTTGTACCGAAACCAACTGCTGAACCATCAGATGCCTGTGCAGTGTAACTACCTTGTGTAGTATCGTTTCCAGAATCTTGAGCAGAGAATGCTGTGTTTACTTCGTCGAAGAATGTCTCGTCTCCAGACTGACTTCCTCTACGTGATCTCATTGCAAAAATAAGACCTGTTGGTCCATTCATTGGTTGAACACCTGCTAGGTCATAAGCGACCAAGTTAGGCATTGAACGTCTGATTAGACTGATTAATACTGGGTCGAAACCAGCAACTGGACCGCCAGCGGTTGCTCCGCCACCGAATCCACCTGAAGCACCTGCTGCGTTTCCTAAGTTAGTTGGTGCCTCTGTAAGGAAATTTCTCTCCTCACTTAAAAATTTTTCTTGGTTCTCCAGGAGAACTGCGGTAACCATTTTACGATGTGCGTCCTTAATTGGATCGGCACTATCAGAGTTTAATAATGGAGCCCACTTCTCCTGCAGTTGTTCAGCATTGAACATTTGCATTTGAATTTACCTCGTTAAAAGTGTTTGTTAATTTTGTGGAATTACTTCTTAGCGACTCTCTGAAGAGTACTTAGATAATTTGCCATTGACCCAGTTGCCTGAACCTCTGGTGCATTTTCCTCAGTAATAAAGTCAGAGCCGTCACTTTGAGTACTAGTTACTTGTTTTGTTGGGAAATAAGAATTTCTCAAAGTAATTAGTTTCTCACGGTAATCGTTTTCAGTTTCAAACTCAACACTTTCAGCGAGAGAAGCGAGTTTATCTTTCTGAGTAACTGCAAGTCCCTCAGATACTTCACTTAAAATTCCATCGGATGTAGATTCTGCTAGTCTCTTGTTCAAACTGACATTCTTGTCAATTTGCTCATTGAGTTTTTCTTCCATTTCATCAAGTTTATTTACCATGCTCTCAAGTACATCGTATTTATCTTCAGGTACGGATACATAATGTTCTTCAAAAAGTCCTTTTAGACCTGTCATAAAGGACTCGGATAATTCTCCTTTAAGTCCTTGATCAACTGCAAGTTGATTTTCTTGCATCCACTCA